CACCACCAGCGCGCCGCCGGAGGCCGGGTCGGTGGTCATCGTGGTGGCGTGGAGGTTGAAGAACCCGACGCTCTCCACCGAGGGCGAGGTCCAACTGCCGCCGATGCGATGGCGGCCGGAGGCGATGAAGGCGCGGAACGCCGGATCGTTGATGAACTGCGCGCCGAGCGATCGGCGGGTGGCCTGGCTGGCGGCGGCCGGCGGCGTGAGGGCGAGGCCGCCGGTCAACCCGTCGATGGCCGCGAGCATGGACTCGTCGCCGCGCATCCGGTCGATCTTGGCGCGGATGCCGCGGCCTTCATCGAGCAGGGCTTCGATCGCGCTCTTTTCCTCGGCGGTCATCTCGCGGCCGCGCACTTCCGGCGTGGTCGCCGTCGCGGCCTGCACCACATGATCGGCCGCCGCGCGCATGGTCCGCTCAATCAACGCTTTGATGGCGGCCTGCTTGGCGCGGAGGTCGGTTTCGAGTTGCTGGATCGTCATTGGGGTGTCCCTTTACAGGAAGTCTCTACAGGTCGAGGGCGAGCACTTCGCCGAGGATGGCGTTGTGCCAGAGGGCGTTGACCGCGCGCTCCTGCGACGTGGCCGCGAGCGGCTCCTGGTCGGTGGCGGCGGACAACGAAGCGGAGGCGGCCGTGACGCCGAGGCGCGCGAGCGTTTCCTCGAGCGTGGCAATTTCATCGATCATGCCGGCGGCGAGCGCGGTGTCGGCGAGGATACAGAAGCCCTCACCATAGCCACCGCGCACGGTCGCGACTTTCACGCTGCGGCCGAGGGCGATGTCCGTGGTCATCCGCCCGTAGGTCTGGTCGATCAACCCCTGCAGGTGCGCGTCGGCCTCGGCGGAGAGCGGCCCGCCGAGCGCCTCGCCCTTGAACCGGCCGGCGCTGAGGACTTTGCGTTTGATGCCGCGCTGTTCGAGGGCGGCCGTGAGGTCGTCGTAGATCGCCAGCACGCCGATGCCGCCGATCTGCGCGGAGGGCGCGGCGATGATCTTCGTCGCGGCCGACATCGTCCAGTACGCCGCCGAGGCGCACAGATAGTTGACCGAGGCGATGCACGGCTTTTGCGCGCGCGCCTTGAGCAGAATCTTGTGGAATTCGGAGGCGCCCGCGACGTTGCCGCCCGGCGAATCCACGTCGAACACCAGCGTCTTGACCTCCGGGTCCGCGAGGGCGGCCGCCACCGCCTGCGCCAATTGCTGGAAGGTCGCGCCGCCCGACATCTCGGACATCAAATTCATCCGCGGCGCGAGCACGCCCTGTACCGGAATCAGGGCGACGCCGCCGCCGCGCTTCGCCTGCGGCAACGCCTGGCGCTGCGTCGCGAGGGCGGCGAGCTCCGAAGCGTCGGCCTTCACGCCGGCGACGCGGTCGGCGAGAATCCCGGCGATGCGCCCGAGCATGTCGGCGGTGATCGCCCACGGATGTTCGAGCGCGAAGGCGAACAGGTGATCAAAGGCGGTGGTCATGCGGCCTCCACGGCGTCAAGTTCGGTGAGCATGGCGGCGTTCGCCTGCAGGGCGCGGCGGGTCGCCTCGGTGGACCCGAGCCACGGTTCGAGGTCGGCCGCCAGTTCGTGGTTCCACCGGTCGATCGCTTTGAAGAACGCGGAGGCGCGGGCCTCGGGCGCCAGGCGCTGCACGCGCGCCTGCTGCCGCGCGCGGGTCGTGGCGATGATCGCGGCCACCTGCGCCTCGGCGTCGGGCGCGTCGGTCGCGCCCTCCGTGTCGATCGGCGGCGCCGCCGATGGCCCGCCCTGCTGCGGCGCCAGTTGATCGGCGGTCGGATCGTTGGCGATGCGCGGCAGGTTCAACCGGGCGCGGGCCTCGTTCGGCGTCATGTACGGGCGGCCGACCGCCGCGTGCAGGGACATCGCCTGTTCCTCGAACGATCCGCTCATTTTTTGCCGGATGTTGAACTCGACATACACGTCCTGCGTGTCGCTGGATTCGATCAGCAACTGGCCTTCAATTTCCTCTTTCAACATCCGCAGCCACGGTCCCAAGCAGTCCTGATACAGGTGCTTGTGCTGCTCCTTGACGTTGGAAAAGGTCGCGTGGTCGAGGATGCCGACCAAGGGCAGCGGGATGTGGTACGCCGCGGCACATTCCTCGCGCGAGAGCTTGCGCGCGGACAGGTACTCGGAGTCCTTCGCCGAGAATGACACCGCCTTCCACGTCATCCCGTCATCGAGCACCGGGATGCGGCCCGCGCCGGCGGCGCCGACGAACCGCTCCTGCCACTGCTCGCGCCAGGCGCGCTTTTGCTCGGGCGTCCACTTCGGCGCCGTCACCGGCCGCTCGATCACGCCTTCCATCCGCGAGGACTGCCGCCAGTAACTCTCACGATGCTCGGCGGCGGCCGCTTCCTCCGCCAGGATGCGGCGCAGGGTTTCGAGCGGCGAGAGGCCCATCAGCGGATTGAGCGGGTTATAGCCGTTGAAGAACACGACCTGCGCCGGCGCGAACGGGGCGGTCTTCGCGTTGCGCGTCCAATTGAAGCGCGAGGGCACCAGCCCGCCCTCGACCGTGACTTCCTCCGGCGGCAGGCGCACGAGGCCGAGGTCGCTGCCGTTCGGCACCTTGGCCCAGTACGCGTTGAAGTAAATCCCCATGTCGCCGAGCAGATCCTCGAACAGGCGATAGCGGCGCTTGCCGGGACTCGGATGATCGAGCCATCGCTCGAGGTCGTGCCCTTTGAGGCGGACGCGGTCGGTATCGCCGACGCGCCGGAAGACGTGCAGATCGAGCTCCGCGATGTTGCGCGCGATGAAGTCCACGCAGGTGCGGACGTTCGGTTGGGTCGCGTAGATCGTCGCGTACGCCGCCGAATAGCCGTAGAGCGCCACGCCCGAGGCCGTCGAAGGCGACCACGGCACCACCGGGTCGGTGATGGCTTTCTGCACGCCGCCGCTGCGAACAATGGGCATCGGTTATTCCGGCGGCAGCACTTGAATGAACGCCACGTTGCTGCGCTCGATAATCACTTCGCCATCGAGCGGCGATGGCCCGACGCCGATCTTGAGCAGCTGCGCCTTTCGCAGGATGAGCCACGGCCCGCGCGCGGACCAGAGCACGCCCTCGATTGCCAGCGAATCATCGTGTCGGAGTTGCACGGCGACCTCGCGCAGGAGCGCCGGCGGCCGCCACCACCAGAGCCATTGCACCGCGCGGAGGATTATGCGCGTCGGGACTTCGACGGTCGAGTTTGTATATGCAAAGCGCCGGAGGCCTCGGCGCGGCGGAGGTCGCGCCGGATGACTTCGGGCACGGTCACGCCGGCGGCCTGCGCCCGATCACAGATCGCGTCGTACTGGCGCGCGGGCAGCGAGAGACAAACCGGGACCGAATCATCGTCGTCGTCGATCGGCGGGCGGCCGGTGCGCTTCATTAGGCGACCGCGAGGTCCGGATCATCCGCCATCGGCGTGCCTTCGAGCGCGGCGAGCTTGCGCGCCATCAGCGCGGCGATGATCGGATCGATGCGCCCGCGGCTGCGCTTTTTCGTCGGATAGATGTTGTCCTTGTTGTCGCGCTGGACGACCACGTTCGAGGCGCACCAATGGAGCAGCGGGTTGCCGCCGCCATCGACCAGGCCATCGAGCACGTCGGCTTCGAATTCCTTCGAGGGCGCCGACATCTGTTGCATGGTTTGGGGAACCTCCACCGCCTGCCGCCCGTCGTCTTCCAGATCCTTGATCAAGTTGCCCGCGTTCCACGGGTCGATGGCGATCTGCTGAATATCGAACAGGGCACCCGCCTCAGCCACGATGCCGCGGACCACCGATTGGTCAATCCGATTGCCGGGGTTGGTCCGCAGGAACCCGGCCTGCACCCACTGCGGATAGGGCACACGGTCTTTGAGGGCGCGCGTTTCGAGCGTATCCGCCGGCGTCAGGCACCAGGCGAGGATCGTCCATCGCGCGGCCTCGGCCTCGCCGGGTGGGAACAGGGCGACCACCGCCGTGAGGTCGATCTTTGAGGACATGTCGATACCGAGCCAGCAGGCGCGGCCGTGCAGCGCCTCGGGCACCATCCACCGCTTCTCCGCCCACCGCGCCTGCCCGGCGCGCCAGCCTTCCATTGATAGCCACGGCGCCGTGGCGTTGACCCAGACATTGAGCCGTTTCTGCTGGAAGGCCGCGGCCGCCGCCGGCATGTATCGCGCCTTCGTGGCGAGCGCCTGCAGGTCAGAGGGCTTCACCGACACGCCGTAATTCGGGTTCGCCTTCCGCCACGTCGCCTCCTGCAGCCACCCCTCGCCGTCCAGATCGGCGGCGTCGGCGTGGGCGATGAAGGCGAAAAACGTGTCATCGGTGAGGATGCGGTCGAGGATCTTGCAGGCGTAATCGTGCTGGTCGCCGCAGGGCGTGAACGGGTTGTCGCCGGCGGTCGTGATCTGAAAGTTCAACGGCTGCGCGCGCGCGCCGGTGGCCGTTTCCATCACATCGATCAGCCCGCGGTTCTTCTGCGCGTGGAATTCATCCACGATGATCAAGCTCGGGTTGAGGCCATCGGTCGAATCGCGGTCGGCGCCGAGCGGTTCGAGCTTTTGCGCGCGTTCCTCGCGGTGCAGGTTGGCCGCGAGCACCGTGATGCGATGGCGCAGGCCGGAGGACAGGACGAGGCGCTTGCAGTCGTTCCACACGATCTTCGCCTGGTCCCGTTTGGTGGCGATGGTGTATCCCTCGGCGCCCGCCTCGCCGTCGAAAAACGTGCAGTAGAGGGCGACGATCGCCGCCTCTAGTGACTTGCCCTGCTTGCGCGGTATCTCGTTATAGGCGGTGCGGAACCGGCGCAGGCCCGTGCGCCGATGCACCCACCCGAAGACCGAGCCGAGGCGGAACACCTGCCACGGTTCGAGCGTGATGCGGCGCCCGGCCCACTCGCCTTTGTAATGCCGCAGGGTTTCGGCGAACCGGACGAAGCGATCGGCCTTCGCGAGGTCGAGGCGATAGGGAAAGGCGCGCGTGCCCTCGCGCCGGCGGTCGCGTTGGTGGCGCACGCAGGCGAGCCGGTGGTACTTGCCCGCCGGGATGCGGCCGGCGACCACGTCGCGCGCATAGGCGTCGATCGTGTGCATCCGGGGTTAGCCCATCCGGCGGCGTTCGACCTCCGCAGCGGCCTCGTCAAGGGCGCGCGCCAGGGCGTACAACTCCGACGCCGATCGCAGGACGACGCGGAGGCGCCCGCCGCCAAGCGTTTCGTCCGACACATGCTCGTCGAAGTCGAGCGTCAGGTGCGGCTCCTGCAGGCGCACCGACTGCGGGTCGGCGAGTTGCCCGCCGCGAATCAAGCGCGTCACGGCCGCGCGGAGGGCGGCCACGGTCAAGGCGGGTTCGGTCATCGGTTCCCTTTCCTGCTGCCGAGGTTCACGCGCCGGCGGCGCGGACGATAATTGCCGGCGGAGGACTTCGGTTATGCCATCAAAACTTGTGTTGCTCTCGTGGGATGACGCCGCGTGGCCGCCGCTCGGTATCGGCGGAGGCCCGGCGACGCCGCCCGCCTATCCGGGCCACGGCCTGCCCGGCGGAGGCGGCCACCCGGGTCACGATCTGCCCGGCGGCGGCGGCCATCCGAGCACCGGCCTGCCGCCGGCGCACATCGGCGGAGGCCCGATCTACCTGCCCGTGTTTCCCTTCGATCCGACCAAGCCGGTCGAACCCGATGCGCCGCCGCGGCCCGATGCCGGCCCGGTGCCCATCGCGCCCGGCGGGCGGTTCGTCGTGAAGTGGCTCGCCTGCCACGGCTTGATTCTCGTGCCCGACAACGCGCTGCCGCCGGCGCCTGCGCCGAAGTAACGCGCGGCGATACCTGCACCACCGTGTAGGTTCTACGCACCGCCGGCCAACTCGAGTTCGCCAAAGAGCGGCAGGCCGGTCCGATGCGTCGCCACGCGAATCCGCTCGGCGATGCGGTCGCTGAGGTTCGCGACGACCTCGGCGGCCGCCTTCGTCTCCGCCTTTAATCGCTCGTGCCGTTGCGCCGCCTCGAATCGCTCGTGGTAGAGCGCCGCGAGCTCGCCCAGCACGCGATGCGCGTCGGCCGGCGTCGGTAGGATGATCGGCCCGAGGTCGCCATCCTCACCGTCGTCGCGGTCGCCGGTCGGCAGTTGCCGGGCGCGCGCGTCGAATTCCTCTATCACTGCCCGCGGCACCACGATCGGCCGCCGTGCCCTCGCCTTCGGTTTCGGTCGTGCCTTCGCCTTCCTCGCCATGTGTCGCTCCTTCATTGTCGGCCCGCACGTAACACTTCCGCGTCAGGTCGTAGGCCATCCGGCCCGGATACAGCCGCGCAAAGGTCGCCAGGTCTTTCGAGGCCTGCGGCTGCGAGATGCCGAACTTGCGCTGCAGGTGCTCGCGGTTGATGAACCCGTAGACGAATAGCGCGTCGCCAATCCACCAGACGCGCGTGCGCTCGAACCAGTGCATCGGCGGCGGCCATCCTGTGGGGTTAAATGCGCGCCTCGCGAGCGGCCATCGTGTGCAGGTGCGGCGCGGCCTGCAGGAGGGCGCGCACGCGCCGGGCGCCCTCGGGCGTGCCACGCACATCGATCACCGGGCCGGTGGTCGCGGCCTCCACCGGCGTCAAGCGCCGGCGCAGGTGGAAGGCGACGCGCGCATCCTCGGTCCACTCGCCGAGGCCCGCATCACCGACGCCGTTCAAGACTTCGCGCGCGACCGTCTCGCGGCGCAGGATTGGGAACACAAGTTTCGAAGCGACCGAGCAGTGCCACACGGGACCGCCAAAGTTTGCTTCCTCTCATTCGTAACCCGAGTTCACCGTCAGGATGATCGTGAAGCCTCGGCGGTCGATCCACGCGAACCGCGGGTGCGCCGTCTCCACCGCGAGGCGGCAGTGATGCCGGAGGGCGCGCGCCCGCTGTTCGCCAATCCGGTTCTTAATCAAGACTCCCACGGTCTGCTCCCTTCAATGGCGCGTGGCCGCGCCCGGCGGCGGCGCCTCGTCGAATTCGGTCCAGGCGTCGGTCGGCAGCGGCGCATCGGTCTTGACGCGCGTCCGCGAGGATGGCGTCAGGCCCAACTCCGGCCAGAGTTTCGTGCAGCCGGCGAGCGCCTTCGTGGCGATGGCGATAAACGGGTTCGGCATCGGATAGCCGCTCGGCGTTTTCACCACGAGGCCGTGCACCCGGATCTTCTGCGTGGCTTCGAGGTAGCGGTCCCACTCCAAGCAGAGGGCGAGCAGGGCGGCGCGATCGGCGTCGGTGACGGCGCGCGCCTGGCGCAGGAGCGGCGCGAGGCGACGCCACTCGGCCGAGGCCCGCACATGGTCGCGCAGTTCCTCGGGCGGCGTGTCGAAGGCCTCCGCCTCGGGCGCAGGGTGCTGCGGCTCGGCGGCGTTGAGCGGTCGCTTGCCGGGGTTGCCTTCCAGCACTTTGCGCGCGGTGGGTTTCGGTTTGCGGCCGCGCATATCACTCGTCGCCCTCGGGCAGCAGGAGTGCCGCGAGGGCGGCGGTCTTGTCCGTCATGGTCGGCACGATGCCGTGCGCCTTCGCGCGCGCCAGCAGGCGGAGGCACCGATCGCGGTCGATTGCCGGCCCGCCTTCGACCAGCCCGTACTGCCGCGCCGCATCGACGGCGAGCAGGACATCGGCGCAGGCGGCGGCGTCGCGCCACTCGCGCGGCGTGCGAGGCCAGCGCGCCGTCATTCGGCGGCGCCCTCCGCGCCCTCGCCGGAGGCGGCCGGGACGTCGGTTGCGCCGGCGGGTGCGACCGTCATCGCCGTGCCGAACTGCACCGGGCCGACCGCGGCGGTCGCCTTCCGCGGGTCGCCCTTGCAGAAGACGAGCACATTCTGGTGCGTCTTGCCCAACTTGCGCGCCATCTCAAATTGACGCGCCACGCGAATCGGCAGCGAGCCGACCGCAGTCACAAGGATGGCTTCGTTGTAGAGGCGCGCGCCGGCGTCCTGAAACGCCTGTTCCGTATCGCTCACGAACCGGCGATAGAACCCGCCCTGGCGGTCGCGGAGGTCGCCGACCACGAAGCAGGCGAATCGATCGCGCTTGAGGAAGGCGAGCGTCGCGGCCACGATGGCGCGATAGGCCTGCAGGAACGCGCCATATTCGAGGGTGCTCAGATCGGCCGGGTGATCGCTGTAGACCTCAAGGTCGCCGTACGGCGGGCAGGAGAACACGAGGTCGGCCGCGGCGCCCTTCGCGAGGGTGGCGATCGACCGACTGTCGCCGCAGATCCACCGCGGCCGCGGCTCATCGCAGATCCGCAGCGCCTGCGCCTCGTTGGCCGCGACCTGTTCCGGCCGCAGATCGACGCCGAGATACCGGCGGCCGAGTTTCGACGCGAGGATGCCGCGCACCGAGCCGCCGGCGAACGGATCGAGCACGAGGCCGCCGGGCGCGCAGAACCACCGATAGACCAACTCGCAGAGGACCGGGTCGAAGATCGATGTGCCCGAGGACGTGTCCTGCAATTTCAGCGAGACCTCGTCGCGGCGCGGCGTGCCCGAGGCGAACGTCAGGCCGGTGGGTCGCCAGCCCTCGGCCGGGTCGTAGGTCTTCGCAGGCTTCTTGCCCTTCGGTGCCTTCGCCATCACCCGGCCTTCACAGGAGGATCGTTTACCGGATACACGTGCGTATCCTCTGCTTCGAATTGATTGATCCGCGCCCACTCGATTGCCGCGTCGTACGACACAAACAGGCCGTAGCACTTCGCCCACACGCCCGAGCCCACGATCACGATCCAATTCATGCGGCCACATTCCAGAACAGGGTGCCCGGCCGCGCCTGCGTCTGCAGGAAGCGCCAGGCCTTCGCGTCGTAATTGGTGCAGGACGGGAACGGCGGCGGGTGCTGCGCCGGGCGTTCGAAGGCCTCCGGCGCACGCAGGAGGCGCGCCCGGCCGACATCGCACTGCGCGCCGATGCGGACGGCGGTGAAGTTCGCCGCAGGCCACGCCGCCTGCAGGGCGCGCGTGAGGGCACCGCTGCCGGCGACGGTCCAGACCTCGCGCGGCGTGATCGGCAGCGCCCGCGCGATGTCCACGAGGCCGCGCTGGAAGTCGGGCGTGTCGAGGCCGAAGGGCAGCAGGGTCGCGCCCGAGACCGCGCAGTAGGCGCGCGCCCGCGCGGTCACGACCGTGAGGTAGCCCACGGGCACCTGCACGATGCGCGCGCCGGCGGCCGCGGCGGCGGCGGTGTGCGGATGCAAGACCGCCCGCTGCGCCACGAAGATCGTCGCCCGCTTGCCGCAGGCCTTCGCGGCGAAGGCGAGCGCGACCTGTGCGTATCCCTGCGCCGGCGACGCGTACACGTACTCGTGCACATCCTCGCGGAACAGGCGCGGCAGCACGCGCGCCTTCGTGCCGCCCGGAAAGTGATCGTCGCGGACCACGAGGATGCCGTCTTGATCCACAAGGATCGGCGCGAGGGCGGCGGCGGGCGCGGCGCGGCGGCGCCTCATGGCGCGCCCTCGCCTGGCACTGCGTCGGTTTCGTCGTCGGGCACGTCGCGCCCGCAGGCCGGGCAGAACGGGACCATGAGTCGGAGGCTGCAATCGCATCGCTCGCCGCCGCGGCAGAGCGAATCGTGCCGCTCGCGAAACTCCACCGGGTGGCCGCAGGCGGCGTGCAGGACCGCGGTCATATCCGACACACGCGGCACTTCAGATCGGCGAACAGGTCGCGT